CTCAGCCGCCTTGAGCGTGCGGATCGCCTGTTGTGCCAGCTTTCGTCTGAGCGTCCACCTGGGCGCTATCCATTCCAGCACCTTACCGACCATTCTCACCTCGTGTAATAGACGGCCAAACGCCCGCATCCGCACTGCAAGAAGGCGATCTGCTGCTCAAGTTCCTTTTGCCGGCGCTCCAACTCGGCCAGGTGACGCCGCACCTCTACGTCTCCGACGCGAACGGAGACGGCTTTCCTGGCCGCCGCCACCGCGGCTTTCACCTCCTCGAGTTCCGCCAGCTTGTCTTCCAGGACTCCCATGGATTCCTCCAGAACCAAAAGAAAAGGTGTTATCCTCAGCAAACAGGATAACCCCCAATTTCGGCCGTTTTCGTATATCGTCGTCTATCGTCGTCTATCGACGCATATCCCCCATTTTTTGCTCTTGACAGGTCTGACGGCGAATCATTTCCCGCTTCCATGAGATCAGATCCGACACCATGGCTTCCCAGCATCCGTCAATCTTGGCGGCCGGAAGACCATCTTCCTCAATCCACCTGTGGACCGTGTCCCATGATCTTCCGAGAAATGTGCATATTGCTTTACGACCAACGAGAAGCTCTTTCGTCATAGCCACCCCGCTCTTGGCTCTATCCATTGACGCTTACTCTGTTGAGGCGCCACGTTTACTTTGGGCCTTCGTGGCCTCGAGGCCTTCATCACGCCGACAATCCGACTCAATGCCAGCCAATACACTTCGGCATCCCAATAGTGGTTCGCCACTCCGGAAGGCAGGAACCATTCCAAGGTCCTCGCCCCGGTTCTCTTGTTCACGCGTTCCACCAGGTGCTCGGACACCATCTGTTCGCAATAATCCTGAGTCACCTCACTGTGCACCCACCATTTATCAGGAGCCCGGATAAGATCGAGGAGGAGCTGCTTGTAGTAGGACGTATCGATGAGCCAAAGATCCAAACGGCCGGCGTCCGTGTCGATCCGACTGATCTTGTGTGGCGCCTTGAGTGGATGCGTCGCACCCTTGAAGGCCACCACCTTCCCCCGATGAGCCACAGCCCACTGGTAGCATTCAGCCGTCCGGAATCCGGTGTCCAAGGCAACGGCTTGAACATAGTGGCCGTCGTAATCATGCCCCCAGAAGATCCATTCCAGGGCGTCCCATGTTTGCACGCTCCCCTCATCGATCAGCGCCGAAGATCCATCTTCCAGCAGGGCTCGAAGCAAGTAGAAAAAATGCCCCTCTTGGACGTCCACGGCACCATAGATCACAGCCGTCTTTTCGGGCACCTCCCCGCGTTTTCTCCCATCCGATCTTGCCAGAATAACGGAGGTATCGTTCTTGGCCCGCCAGTCACGAACCTCGAACGGCTCCCCGAGCCAGCCGTTCACAAAGTTCTGCAATCTCTCGGTGAAGTCCTTGCATTTCAGGAACTCCACGGCCATCCGGCCGAACTTCACCCAAGGGCTGTAGAGACTGCTGAGTCGAAAGCCGATCTTTCTCCGTCTGGTTCCATCCTCGACCTGGCGCCACTCTCCCGCCGCCAACATATCCGCCTTGTGATGGTCCTCGATGACGCCTTCGCACGCCTCGCACTCGTAGTGGGCCGCCTCCTCGATGATCTTGAGCCGGTCCGGATCCTCCTTCCGAACCTTCGGCCACTTCACCTGGGACCACTTGAGCACCTGGAACTCACCGCAATGGGGACACGGCACCCAATAGTCGAACACCATGTCGCTGTCTTCCAGCTCCGTGGTGATCCTACCGAACTGCGTGGTGGGCGTGGACACGATGAAGATCTTCCTGGACCACGGGAATGTCTTGGTCCGTTCCACCGCCAAGCTGATGGGATCCGCCTCGTCCTTGAGCTGGATGGGGTACTTGTTCACCTCGTCCAAGAGCACGTACTCACAGGGCTTGCTTGCCAGGGACGCCGCGCTATTCGCTCCTGACAAAAACAGGTCCATACCAACAAACTGCATCCGCAACGTGGTAAACAAATGACGGTCTCCGAGTTTCTTGGACTTTAGCTGCCGATGCGCGTTGATTAGGGGCTGAATACGCGTGCGACTGATATCTTCGGCCGTCTCCACTGTGGGATAGACCACCATTGTGGGCCCCGGGCGCTGGTCGATCACATAACCCAGGATGTTCAGCAGGCACTCCGTCTTTCCCACTTGGGTCGGCGCCTGAAAGACCACCGTCTCCACCTCCGGGGCATTGAAGGCGTCCATGATGGCCCGAAGGTACGGCGTGCGGTCCGTCCGCCAGGGCCCGGGCTCCGCGCTCGTCGCCGCGTCCAACGTCCTGTGCCTGTCCGCCCACTCCGACACCGTCAGCCGCTCGGGAGGGCTCAGTATCATCTGCAGCTTTTTGGAATTGAACTTAACCATGCTGAACGAATTCGCTCTGCCTTGAAAGTTGCTCTGCGGCTGTCTCAAAGACATGACAAAGTTCGTCTTCGATGATGCTCCGGATTTCCGGCTCCTTCTTGCCACTCAGCCTTCCAGGGAGGCGTTTGGCGAGGAGAAAAACATGGCGTTTGATGTAAGCCGCAAAATTCATGAGGACTTCCTCTACTCTTGATCGCTCGATAAGTTGCCCCTGCAGTTGATGGACAGATATTCTTTCGCGCTCAGCCTTCCATCTCCAGTATTCCTGCCTTGCCTTATCAATGTCCGGAGAACTTCCGTCACCACGGATATTCTCCAGCCACCATTCGTGGACTGCCTTGAGATCATAGAAGCCATGCCGGAGCTTCGGACATCCTTTCTCCTTGGCCCACTTCTGCACTGATCTTGGAGTGACATCAAAAAATTTTCCGATGTTGGCGGCATCATAGATGAAATCCGAGCGCTGCTCTGGAACAAGAAGCGTTTTCAAGTCCGCTTCTATGCGTTCAAGACGATGTCTCGCTGTTTTGCTAAGTTTAGATTTCGGCTTTTGTTGAAGATCTACATACTCTCTAAACTCTTCGGTAAGATCTATGAGCCGCTGTTGCACTTCTTTGATGTCTAACATCCCGCATTATTCCCTAACGAGTCGAGGCTCAAAACCCATTTCCAAAACTCGCTCCAGGATGACAGCGCAGTATTCCGGGGCCAACTCGACTCCGCGAAACACTCGCTCCGTTTTGATGCACGCAACAGCGCAAGTCCCACTGCCAGAAAATGGATCAATCACCAGATCTCCTATCACCGTGCTGTTCTTTATGCCTCGCTCATATAGTTCCACCGGCTTCATGGTCGGGTGCAGTTCAGACTTTTGTGGCCGTGCTATTTCCCAAACGGAAACATCAAAGTCCGCATAAAAACGGTGCCCTGCCCCACCAAGCCAACCATAGAGAATCGGCTCGTGTTTGTAATGGTAATCGCATCGGCCGAGGACGTGATTGTTCTTGGACCAAATCAGCATGTGCCGAAGTGGGAATTCAGCTTCTGTTAGTGCCTTCATCAAATAGAAAAGGAGCTCGCCTCCCTGTGGCCCTGTGACATAGTACGTTGCCCCATCCGCAAGCCATGCCCTCACGGACCGGAAAGCAGAGAGCCATAGCCGATACATATCAGTGAGGCTCAGATCATCCCCTTTGATGGGCTTCTGGACCCTATTGCCCTTGTCCTGTAGGTTTAAGAATTCATTCTTGCTTGAGTAGTCGACCCCATAAGGCGGATCCGTAAAACAACAGACCGCCTTTTCTCCCTGCATTAAGAAGCCAAGAATCTTGCTATCTGTGCAATCTCCACAAACGAGCCTATGCGGACCGAATTCCCAAATCTGGCCTGTCTCTGTCTTCCACTTGGCCCGCAGTTCATCCGCCTTTTCGACCTTCGGCCCGGGATCCTCTTTAGCGGCAGTGGGGATCTTGATTTTCGAGATCTGTTCCTTCAACCATTGGGAGAGGTCCTCTTGCTCTGTCTGAACCGTTTCCAAGAGCTGGCGATAAATATCGTCAGACTGCTTCGCCAATGATGCAATGGGGTCAAGCGTGGCAAGGATCTTTCGTTCCTCGTCCTCATTCCATTCGCCAACGAGCACCGGCATCAAACATCCACGCTCGATGGCCCATTCGCGCCTTGCGTGCCCGTCGATGAGGTTGCCTGTTTTCTCGTTGTAGAGAGCGACTCCGGCCCACCCCACATCTTCGAGAACCGCACTCAAGACCTGCTTTTGTGCTCGCGGATGCTTGCGCCAATTGAGCGGATTCGGATTAAGCTCCTTCGGGTCCATCCACTTCAACTGTAAGTGATGTGTTTTCATATCGTTAGCCGATGACATCGAAAAACGAATCCTGATTTTTGAGCGTTACGCGGAGGCAAAACGCGCCCCTTTTGACCCCTGCAGATTTTTCCCCCAGGAAGGACCCGCGACTGGCACGACTCATGCAATGGCCCTCCGGATCCATCCCTTGAGGAAATCTCTGGTACCGAGGTCGAGGTAATACTGGACGGCGAGCAATTTGAGTTCAGCCAAGATGTGGTCTGGGTTTTCGGCGTTATTCAGAACCGTCAAAGTCTTGACGCCCATGACGCCATCTACGAGCAGATCAGTCTTCTCAACCTTGTTGACGGCACGTTGCAGCAGCTTGTTGGCCCGTCTTGCGCCCATGTTGACGGCGAGGCTGAACACTTTCTCGGCAAGGGCCTGGTGTTGGATCTCACCGTACCTGTTCGGGACCCACCAGTCTCGGCGGTAGATTTCTTTGGCATCCTCTCTCGTAAGCATCTTGATATCCAAATCCGGATAGGCACGCTTGCTGATGCCGTAAGCGGTTTCTCCGCCAGGGTCTTTGGGGTGGTTCACATAGCCACCTTCGTGGATCATGAGGACCTCAAATGCTTGGTCAAAATCAGCCATCCTTTTCTCCTTTCGGTTCGGACCGGCGCACATCGCTCCAAACGCGTTTGAGACATCGGAATAGAAAACCACTCACCCCCAGAATGCCGAGCCACAGGACAAGGCCGGCGAGAAGCTCAAGGGGGGAAAGAAGGACTTGAAAGAAGACACTCATCATTTCTCCACCTCCCAAGAACGCTCTGCATTACGCCAACAAGGTCAGCGTAGAGCAGCGTAGATGTTTCTCATCTACGCTGCGAGTTACGGACCATTCGGGCGTGTCCCGCCCTACACCCCAGCTCCCACCACATCTTTCAGTGTGACCTCGACGATGCGAGGCCGCCAGACCATGGCCTTGCCGCCGCGCTTGGCTTTAACCTTCCGCCAGGCCCAGAGCTCCAGGACTGTTCCCGGCGTGGAGAGCCAGTCCATGGTTTCCTGAGCATGTTCTTCCGTGAGTTTGCGCCAATGGTCTTGGAAGCCTGAGCCGCCGCAGCATTGGACGCCGACGACACCACGCTCCGGGTCCAGGGCTAGGACGTCGATGATCCCGAAGAGATCCTGGCGGATTCCTGGAGGACCATCGCCTTCACGCCGAGCGAAGCTGTTCCACTTTTCGACTACGGCACAGCGTCTTCCGAGTCGTCGGAGTTCCTGCATGGTACGTTGCGTTGGTGTCATGGGCACTCTTTCGCTATGCGTTACGCCGTAAGAATCTCCAAGGGGAACTTGCCGAGAACGTGCCGATAGAATCCTCGGCGGGTTTTCTATTTGAAATTACTTATAAAAAAATAAAAAAACAACCTGCCGATGTAGGGTATACCCAAAAATCCACAAAATTTTGTGTCTACCCCCCATCGGCGGGTTGCCTTCTTCTGTTTTTCGTAATGATTTCATCGAGAAAACCCGCCGATGAAAACCTCGGCAGGTTCTCGGCAGGTTCTCATGGTTCATCGGCGGGTTCCTCCTCCTTCCGGAGACAGTACAAGGTGGTCGCGGGTCCGCTCTTGGGCTGATGGACAACCTTGGCCAGGCGCCCGGACAAGAGCATGGTTTCGATTAACTGGTCGAAGACCCGGGCCGATAGTCCCCAGATGGACTTTAGGATCTCCCTCCTGGTCAATCCCGGCTTCTTCTTGTTCTTGACCTTCTCCTCCAGCAGGCGGAGGATCTTCTGCTCCCATGCGTGCCATTCATTGACCGCCACGTTGAGCTGGACGCTCCGGACGGTGTTTTCTACGCTCCATTGGATGATCTTGGTTGCCCATTCCATGGACTCACGGCCGATTCCGGCGCCCACGACCTTGGGCCCGTATATGGAGAGCGCGTGCACCATCGCCAGTTTCCAGGCGTTTTCAGCGGCGCGGCCGTAGATGGCGGCCCGTCCGTCCGGAGACGTCTTGTGGCGGTTTTTCTCCTGGTGGTAGTGATCCGCGAACTCTTCCAGGATCCTCGCGGCATCGTCGGTCAGGCGAACGACGTGAGGCCGTGGCACGGCCTCGAGGTTTCCCCCCGTGGTTTCGACGGGCATGGTGTAGATCTCGTCGATCGCGTCCACGAGGCTTTGCGGGACGCTGAATCCGACGCGCATCTTGGGTTTGGGAGCGTCATCGCGGATGTCAAAGATGATGACTCTCGCTAGGAAACCGTCAGCAACCTCGCTGTGGGTGATGGATCCCCAGAAGGCCTCCGGCGCGCTAGTGCCGTAGAATGCCAGGTGGTGCCACCGCACCACGATTTCGTCGCCGGAGGCGTATGTCTTTAGAAAGCTTCTGTCCGTCCCGGACCACAACTGCATGAGAAGCGCCGGAATCCCGACGAGCGGGCTGTTTGGGTTCTTGAGGGCTTTCGTGATGGACGCGATTTCATCCAGGAAGCACAGTTGGTTTTCTCGCGTCTTCTGTGACAGGCGTTTGAGGAGGGCTGCTTCGCTCGTGAGCGTGTTGGGGCCCAGGATTTCGTGGGCCCTGGACCGCATCAGCATGCTCGGGATTGTCCCGTGCGGACCGTTCTTTCCGACGCCCGAATAGGCGAGACCGATTCCATAGATGTTGGTCCGAAGCCCACTTTCAGACTGGATCTTCTGACCGGCCACGGCTCCCAGGGTAATGGTGGAGGCCAGGACGTTGAAGGCGGGATGGGACACCGGGCTGGATGCCTCGATATAATCCCCCATGGCTTGAATGAGCCCTCCTGGTGTGAGGATCTCCTTCGGGATCGACTGCTCGTGTGGACCTGGGATGCGGATTTCTACCGCCGAGTGATTGCGCTGGTGGGTTCTGAGGATTGACTGTACGGTCCGGCGCACTTCGAACTGTGGGAGCGGCGGCCGGTTCTTGTCGTTCCATGCGAGTGCCAGCTCGAATATCTCGTCCGGATCGAGTCCCTTGCCGCACCATCTTCCGACGAGCCGCGCCAGGGTGTCGTTTCGTTCTCCCTCGGCCACTCCCTGGAACCTCGAAAGGGGAGTGACTTGGACATTAGAAAGATCAAGATTGAGGTTTCCCGTGAGATCCGGAGGCGCGTATTCCGGGATGTCGTCCCATCCGCCTCCGAGGAATCGCCATTCGTACCGATGGCCCGATTGGTGGATGGAAGGAGGCGCCACGAAGTATCCTCCCTCGCCGCGAATATCCACCTCGGGAGCCAGCCGGACGCGGTTTCGGATCATCGCGTTTTGTGGGACGCGATAGATGGCGTGGATGCCGCGGGACGTGATGGAATAGACGGTGGTTGGCGGAAGGTGGTCCTGGATCCATCGCTTGCCGGCTTCTCCGTCGCCGTCCACGCAGTAGATCCCGGATATCGCCCCGCAGACGATGGCCACGTTGGCGTCCGGGTGTTTGGCCCACCATGCCTCCACTTCGCTCCTGGTCGGTCGCCGCTTCTGGAACTCGGCCCACGGAAAGAAGGGGCGTTTCGTGTTCCTATCTACTGGAATAACCGAAAAGTCCCTGTCCACGTATTCCAGGGCGGCGTCCAACGTCGACGACGAGATGGCGGCTATGGATTCAGCCATGGGTTTCACTCATCTTCTCCAGGATGCAAAAAAGGATCTGGGCGTCCACGGAACGAATGTTCCGCCTTGCTTCTTTTTCGAGCCACGCGCGGATTGCCGCGGCGCGGTCGCCGAATCCCAGCTTCTTGAGGTCAACGGCTAGGATGGTGGGGTCATCCTGCAGGCCGTCCAGGGTTCTTCTTGACGCCGCGGACTTGTGGAGACACGTTTTGCAGACGTTCTTTACTAGGACGGACCCGTGGCGGTACGGGACCACGGGCTTTCCGCACCGGCGGCACGGCCGTTCCTCTTGGGCGGCCACCCTGGGGGCGCCTTCCGCCGGCTGCCGGAGACCCTTGCAGTCGTTACAGCAGGCTCCGTTTC